TCCCACTGAATACCGAAACGTACGAATACGGTGTACTCAATGGTGTCCTTCTTTGCGACATATTCACGGTTAACAGTGATGTCACGCTGGAAACCCCATACACGGTTAGCTGGGAATGTAAGGTCTACATAACCTGCTGGGTAGTAAGGAACTTCCTGAACTTCAATTCCGAGAACACGAGTTGTACGTGCTCCACCGAATGTCTGTCCCTGGCCATCGAGGTAAGCCTGGCGGTTCGCCTGAGTTGAACCAACCTGCTGACCTGCGAATGCCTCAGCAACTGCGTCTGCAAGAGTACCGTTGTTCTTAACGATGCCACCGAATGCGTCGGTTCCAGCGTAGAACTTAAGGTTGTTCTTGAGTGCACGATACTTACGTGGCATTGCGTTGATGATTGACTGCATAACCTCTGGGGTCCATGCCTCGTTAGTTACAGTTACAACTGCCTCGTGTGCGTCACCGTTGGTCTTTGCCTTGTTGACAAAACCGTCCATGATGCTGAGGAATGAACCTGTAGCTCCATCACCGTTAATAGCTAGATCTTCAATGTCATTTGCGAATGCATTTGTCATTAGACGAACTAGGTGGTCTTCAAGACCTGCACCTTCGACGTTGTCTTCGAGTGCTTCTGCAGAAACTTCCCAGTCAAGACGAATCTTCTTGGTAGTAAGCTCAACCTTGGAGAAGGTTGCACCTGCGTTTGTATATGTGGCATCTGCTTGTGCGGCCGCACGAATAACACGCTCACCAACGTTAACCTTTTCAAGTTCCATTGTGTTTGCACGCATTGTTACGCGACGACCATCCTGGGCGAGAGTGGTAGCGTCCCAGACGTAGTCGATAAAACGACGAGCCTGTTCTGGACGTAGGATACCGCTTGCTGCATCACCCGAAGGGTTTACTGCATTCGGACCTGTAGTAACACCAAACTCAGCGGTAGGAATGTTACCAAGAGTGTTAGCTCCTGGATCAGTTACTCCGCCAATGCCACCTGATGCGAAGGAACCTTCACCGTTAATGGTGTTGTTGGTTGATGCATCATAGTTTTTAATAATTTCTTCCGACATATTGTCACCTCCTAAGTGATTTTTTTATTTGAACAAATCGGCTGTTTTGAGGAAACGACCGCCCCATAGGGATTTTTCAACCATCTCAGGTTGATCCTGAACAATCTCGCCTAGATCGCCAGACTTACGGAAAGCAGTATCAGCTTCTACTGCGTCTACTCTCTTTCCAAACTCATTAAATTCAGTCTTTGCATTGTTTACCTCTGCGGTAACGGCATCAACTGATTTTGTTACTGTATTAATCTGCTCCTGGAGAGACTTTACAGTATCAGCTAGATCGCTAAAAGCTGATGTAAGAACGCTCTTGATTTCAGCAACTGCTTCAACAACTGCTTCATCTGACTTGGAGATCTCGTCAGCTGATTCCTCAACAGCCTCGACAGTCTCTTCATCCTCAACGGACTCCGCCTCGACAACTGCAACTTCTTCGACAGCTGCTTCTTCGGCAACTACCTCTTCGGCTACGGTCTCTTCAACTGCGGCATCAACCTCTGGAGCGACCTCGACCTCTTCAACTACAGTTTCTTCTACTGCTTCTGTTGTTTCTGTCATAGGACTTACCTCCTTAATCATCTCAGCTGTTTTTGTACCCTTGGCACTATCAACTAAGAACTTTATCATGTTAACTTTATCTTCATCTGACTTCTCTACGAAACCGATGTTTTTCATTGGGAGACCGCTGGTTGGGCTTACTGCTGAGTCTTCCTCAGAGACAGTAACAATTCCAGACTCTTCATCCCAAAATACATTTTCAAGTACTGTATCCATACCCTCACCTTTAATAACTTCAGCCCCATCTACCTTTTCAATTGAAAGAATGTTGGCAAGCTGGTTTGCAGGAGTGTCTACTAGCGATAGCTCTACAAGGTCATATTCCTTGATGATACGGATCTGTGAATCCATCTTCTCGTCATAGGCGTCATCCCACTTGTTCATTCTACCACCAATAGAGAAGCCAGAGAGGGTTCCATCAAGAACCTTTTCCCATGTGTTCTGTGCACCCTTGGAGATGTATGCTGATACGTATACGCCAGAGTAGAACTTCTTTGTCTCTGGGTCAAAGTACTTATCTTCTTTGAAGTTGACCATCTTGCCTACAGCTGTTGGCTGGTGCATCTCTCGGATGTTACCACGGAACTTTGTGAAGGCAGCAACGGAAGCTTCAGCAGTGACGATGTCGGACTGCTTGTCTACGTTGTCAAGTGTGGCAAAGCCAGAGACGATACGTCTCTCTGCATCTACCTTGCTGAATGGCATTGATAGGCGAACGTTCTCACCCTCAGTATCCCAGTGTGCTTTTGAAATAGTCATACTACTTTATTATATACCCTTTTTATCAACCGTTACACAATTGTAACATACTTTCGCAATTACTGCGAAGCAGGGCCTTCACCCTGTGCATTACGTCCTGATACAGCACCTGGACCATCTGACTGGTTGTTGGAACGCTCTGTATCACGCTGACGGTTCTGTGCAGTATTAGCTCTCATGTCAGTAGCCTGACGAGATGTCATTTCAAATGGGTCATCTCCATCAGCACGCTGTGGGAGTCCAAGCTCGTTACGTGCTTCATTAGGTGTCATGATCTGAGTCTTGACATAACGTTCAAGAATCTGCGACTGTGCGATCTCGTCAGTAAGAGTAAGCTCGTTAAACTTGAAGTCAAGAATGTCAGTCTTTTCGTGAACAATCTTATTAAGCATCTTCTCAAGGTTACGCTGTGCTGGACGAGATACCTGCTCTTTGAAGGTACGGTCCTGAGCGATAGCTGCAGCGATAGCAGAGGCATCGCCACCACCAATCTTTGAGAGTGGAACCTGGTGAGCAATAAGGATATCATCACGGTTCTGCTTGCGGTACTCCTTGAAAGAAGCTTCCTGAACGCCGTTCTCAATTGGCTCCATCTTAAACTCTACCTTGTTGGTATCAGAGTCGCCTGGGAGTGGGATGTACAGAGTTCTGTGAGACTGACCCTTAAGGCTTGTCTGTAGGAATCTAAACATCTTGTCTTCTGCATCAGCAGATAGCTTTGCACCCTTTAGAGTTACAATATAGCGTGGTACACCCTTGTTACCGAAGTAGTCAATGTTGTACTGAGAAGCTAGCTGGTCTCCGTGTAGAGATCCAATAGCGGACATGATGTCTGGTACACCGTAGAAAGTATTTAGTGGAGAGTATTCCTTGTAGTGGATAATCTCATTAGGACGGTTATCAGTAGTAATTGGGTTTGGATTCTTTGCCCCGAAATTTCTAAAGTAAACAGTCTTGTTGCCAATGATCTGTACAAAGCCGTCACGAAGACGACGAACACGAATTGTGGTTGCTGGGATGTGACCAATATATCCGATCTCACCGTTTACCTTACGACCAATCTCAAGGTAGCCGTTTCCAGTTGCCTGAACATCGGTGTAAAACTTTGTCATGATCTGCTCAAATGACTCGTCCTGATTTAGAGACTCTAGCCAATCTTTCATTGCAACCTGTGCACGAGAGATACGCTTGCGTGCCTTGTCTACTGCTGTAGCGTTATCATTCTCTTCTAGTGCCATGAGTGTACGCTGAGATGGCTCAAAATTGTAGCCTAGACATACTGTATTTTCAACCTTTGCATCAATAGCTGCGTGGTTGGCAAAAGATGTGTCGTAGTAGTTTGCAAGTTCGTATAGGTTCCATGGTGGAGTGATGACATCAAACATGCCGTATCCATTGTGGTAAACAGCACCTGGGTTAATTGCTTTAGAAGATGCATCATCTCCAGTAGCCACAGCAGATGCCGATGTAAGATACGCACCACTTGCCTCTGCCTTGGCAAAGTTTCTTTGAGCACGACGCTTAAAGTTGTTATCTAGGCCAGCTAGCCCCTTAACCTCGTCCCAAGACTTGCTAAATGGGTCCTGCTTCTTAAATGTTTCATCTTCTATCTCTAATTCGTCGATGCGTGCACCGATCTGCCATTCTGTCATTAGTCTTCATTTCCAAACTGTTGTTGTGTCTTCTTAGCAGCGATCAATGCACCTAGGTCATTCTCTGATGGAATATATCCCTGCTTTAGTCTATCCATCTGCTCGCTATACTGCTCGTCAGAAATCTTGTGTGTATTTGGGAAGAACATTGCCCTACCCTCTGGCTCTCCGTAGTATGCTGCTGCATTCGAGAGTTCTTTAATACGACCCTTGTCGTCTTTCATACCTTCAATGGAAAGAACGCTTCCGTTTCCATCCGTAAATGGCTTACCGTTGGCCTTGTACCAAACATATGTGCCAAAGTTTGAGAACTTTTCTTCGATAACTTGTACTTTTGTGTCCCCAACCTGACCAGGGAATCGTGGTTTCTGTGCATTCATAACCACAAGTATACCATATTAAACTGGTATGACTACTTCTGACTGCGTCTGGATGTCTTTGTATGCGGTATATTGGTAATTTCCGATTGTAAACTGCTTTGTATCACCGATAATTATCTTGTTTGTACCAGCGTATGAGTTGTAAAGATCTTCTGGGTTCACACCGTAGTATGATTCTGGAGAGATAACAAGCACCTCTTCCCATGTATCTAGATCCCAGTAGTCCCAGTCTCTTACAGTCTGACCAGAGAATTTAACGCCATACCACTGTCTTAGCAAACCAGACTTTGCCTTCTGTATTCCAGTTTCCTGGTAGTAAGAAAGGTTATTAACGATTACTGGACCGTTGACTCTTAGGCCACCAGTCTCACCGCTAAAGTCTACACCGTTTATAAAGCCTACAGATAGTACGTTCCATTCACCTACAGAGATCACTGGGTTTGATACTCTACTGCCATTTAGATAGAAAATAGAAGAGCTATCTACCTGACCAGTGGCTGCGTTGATTGCGTATATGCGACCACGCTTTCCTGTTGGGTGTACAGACTCTAAGTAGAACTTGATGTGTGACTTGTTTGATTCTAATTCTAGAATCTGTATTGCAGTATCTGGAAAAGCTTGATCGTCAAACATAATCGATGTCTGAATTGCAGTTATCTTATAGTCTGAGGACTGCTTAGCATTTACTGGTGTTGTTATGCCACGATTTTCTGTTGAGACAAAATCTCCTACTGGACGTATTCCACTATTACGTGTTAGATATAGGTATGGTGTGCTACCCCGATATATTGTAAATGGATTCTTTGCCTTGTAATCAAAGTAGAATCCTGTCTTTTTATATGGGAACATCTGTGTTCCAGATCTTGTACCAATAGGGTTTGGCATCAAGGCGTCAAGTGCTTTAGATGATAGGTGCAGACTTCTGATCTTAATTGGCTGATACAGAATTCCAGTGGTTGCAAATTCTATAGAGACTGCTAGGGCCAAGTCTTTAAAGTCAACTCCAGCTGGTGGATAAATTACTGTTCCATCTACAACCTCATACTTTGTTGTTAACCAAGATGATCCTGGCGTAACGACATTATTTTTTGGTGCACCTACAGTTGTTGTGAAGCTAGATGAAACATTATTTGCACCAGAAGATATGTATTGGAATGTCACGTAAGTCTTAACCATTGAGTTTGCGGTATTGTAATAATTACCAGTTACAGATATTGGCTTTGGGTAGTCAAAGTTAAACTGAATGAAATCTAGGCCATACTGTAGTTCTCCATCTTTTGTGCTTACGTTCTTTCCAAAGTATGAAAGCGGCACATAGTCTTCCCAGTAAGAGTCTGCAGCAATATCTAGAACAAGGTTTCCAAAATAATCTCTAACAAGTAGCGTATAGCTTGCTATGTGTTCTACCATATCTTCTAGTGGCTGTTGGCTTGGGGTACCGCCGTCTGCAACATCTTCCCAGTTATTTACAGAGTTACCAAAGTATGAGTCTCCACCATCAAAGACAAGCTGGTCTGCACCAAGAATACCGAAATAGCTAAACGCACCAGCTACCTTGTTGAAGTTTCTTGCGTTACAGAATCCAAATCTCAATATGTTTCCAGAGAATGTTTTCTCAAATGATCTTGAGCCACCAACGTATAGCTTTAGCCTGTCCCTGTTTCCAAAGAAGGACGCTACATTTCCACCGAAGAAAGATGCAAAGTCCTTAAAGTTTATTCCAGCATAGATATTGTCATTAAGAACTTGGCTTGAGACAGAGTACAGGGTCTTCTCTTCTCCAGATGATCCATACTTAAAGTTGTAGCTAATGGTATACCCAGATACGCTAGTTCCAATTAGCGATGCCACAAAATAGCTACCAGATACATCATCATCAATCTTAAATAGAATCTGCTCGCTAGCATTTTCTCTATCTATTTGATATACGCCATAGATTGCAGAGATTGGCTGCTTTGTTATGTTTAGCTTGGAAAACTTTATATACCCGTTTGTATTTGCCCAATCGCTGTTTGGGATTAGCGAAAGTCTAGGACCGTTTGCAGAAGAAACATCGGATAGGTCTTCTTGCCATGCGGCATAGGTTTGATTGTCAAACTCTATTGTTGGTAGCTGATAGCTTGGTGCTGATAACACATTGTCTCTTACCTCAACATTTTCAACAATCCCCTGTACCCAGTTGCCAAGATCTGGGTATGAATAGTTTGATGTGTAGTCTGAGAATGTGTAATCTATTGACATTGATGTTCCGCTATATGCAGAGTTTAGGTTTTCTGGGAACTGAACTCCTTGGCCATATACCCATCTACGCTTTGCCATTTGGGCTGGAACCCTATAAGAGTAGATTCCTGGACAGTCTATGTCTATTCCTGGAACATCTGAGTAGGCATAAAAACCTATAAAGTCTTGATTCAGTCCAGATGAATTATTTAGTGCTGGAAGATTTATAGAGCTCATGTCTACATCCAAAGTAACTACGGTTTCACCGTTTACCATCAATGTGGCAACATTATCGGTATAGCCAAAGTGAACGAGCATTGGTCTATACCACTCAGCCACATAGTGTGAGCCAAGTGCATCACCGATCTTTAGTGTAAGGAACGGACCATCAACATAAAGGCCATCGTCTGAGCCTATTGGTCCAATGATTCTTTTTGGTTCTGACGCCTCTGAGTTAATCCTTAGCCATGCCTCAAATGTATAATCTCTATACCGCCCAGCATCAGAAAGGAATCCGAACGCAGGAAGAATCATAGATGGGGAGCCGTTTGTGCTTGGTGACAACGCAGTCACACTCTTTGATCCATAGACCATTGGTAGGCTTGCATTCCTTGCCAGTATCCTTGAATTTTGTACTAGATAGTATCCGTTGTTTTGCTCTAAGCCATACTGAAAAGCAGTGATGGCTGGTACTGATGGGATTGCAATTGTGCTTGGTGTATTTGCTGCAGACACTCCAAGAGATGTAAATTCAAAGGACTCTGACCACTGACCTACTGTAATGCCATTTACCAACATTGTCGCAGGTGTTGCATCTTGGAGTGTTACTCTTATGATTACCTTGAACTGGCTTGTCAATGATACCGTTTCAAAGTTGGCTAATAGGTGTACCCAATCTTTTGCAGTTGTTACCTGAAAAGACTGAAGGTATTCGGTTGTTCCATCGCTATAACCAACCTCGATACTATTGATATCTTGGTTATCATCGTAAACATTGATACCGATTGATATAGACGACATCTCTGAGTTTATTGTGGATGTTGGAACAAATAATGATGGGCTTGTATACTTCATAACGGCAGAGCCAGAAGAGTTTGACAGTGTGCTAGTAGCTGTGGCGTCAAATGGTTGTCCAGCTACCGCAGAAGATAGTGTCGCAGCTCCACCAGACTTTGTCCACGAAGACATATCTCTATTTGCCTCAGAGATAAGCGATAGATAGTCAGCTTTGTCATCTAAAGTCCATAGAGCTAGTGGGTGCTCGGCAAAAACCTTTTCTGCATATAGATTGGATGGACTTGTCATTAATTCTCCTAGTCTATTTTAACATAGATAGGTATTGATTAACCAAGGTCTACCCAGCTACTTGTAGCTGAGTTGTATCGTTTTGCTGTATTGATATCTTTCCATTGAGATGTGGCAGCGTCATATCTCTTTGCTGTATTTGTAGCAATAAACTGTGATGTAGCAGTATTATATCTCTTACCGCCAGCTGGAAGAAAGAATGACCCAGACTCTGCCCAAGCACTATTACCAATAGAGTTAGTTGCTAGTGCTCTAAACTTGTATGTTAGTGCTGGGGATAGGTTCGAGAACGTTACATTCGCACCAACCGCACCACTAATAACCTGAGCATCATTGCTTACATTCCAAGTAGAGCCATTATTAGCACTATACTCGACCCTATAGCTTGTGATTGCTGCCCCACCATTTCCAGATGATGTTTGTACTGGTATAGTTACATTTCTACCAATACGTGTTATCGTACCTAGGGTTGGTGCATTTGGAACATTTATTAGTGTTACACTGGTTGCTGTTGACTGAGTTGCTGTTCCGACTCCATTTACAGCTGACATAGAAATATTATATGAAGATCCTGGGGTTAGGCCGTCTACCGTTGCTGGTGTGCTATACACGGTCTTATTAAATCCGCCATTTACATATATATTATAAGAGCTGATTGTGTTTCCACCATCACTTGGCCCACTAAAGGCTACGGAGATTCTTCCAGCTACTGTGGTGCTTGCACTTACAGTTGGTGCAGACATTTTAGCTGGTACGGTTGACCAATAAAAAGTTCCCTGAAATCCACCATTCCAAGAGTATCCGTTACTAGAATACATTGTGTATCCATTGTTGATATACCCCTGAAAATATGTTGTAGCTCCATTTGAATTTACATAAACATTTCCAGACCCATCGGCTCCCCAGCCAGTGGCACCACCAGATGGTTCTTGTGACAATGACACACCACCATTCGAAACTGGCCTACCACCATTTATGTCAAGGTTTCCAGTTGGATACGTAAACATGCCATAAGTTACAATCTGGCTTGCTCCACCCACGCTTCTACCACTTGAAGGAGACCCACCCCCACCGAAAGAAATTGAATTTGCCATCAGCTAACCCCTAATAGAACCAGAGGTCGCCATCTGATGGACTAGATGGTGCAGACTCCTGAACACTGATCTTTTTACCATTTATCTTTCCAACATTAAGGGATAATGGATCTGTAATATCTGCTGCACTATGTGTGTGTGAAGCTGCTGCTGCACTTAGTGATGTTCTTGCGGCTGCTGGTGTAGTAGCACCAGTACCACCATGCTCAACTGGAATTGTTCCAGCATTCCAGGTTCCTGTGCTAACAGTTCCAAGCGTTGTGATTGTAGACTGTCCAGCATAATTTGAAGAGATATCGATTGCATCAGAAGAAACGGAAATTCTGTTTGTTGTGCCAGCAATATTAAATACGTTTCCAGTATTAGTAAAACCATCTCCAGCTGTAATTCCTCGTACACCAGATGAGAACAGTGTGAACGTTAGTGGTGTGGTATCTAATGTGTATGGCGGAAGCGTGATAAGTGTCCAACCAGTATTTGAATTCTGAGTTCCTTCTTCAACAAATGCAAATAGACCTCGTGTAACTTCTTCGCTAGTATTTACGTCACTTGATCTTGACCATGTAGATGATGCGACTACATAAATACCGTTTTCGCTAGCAGTTGTTTGATCCTTAACAAGCACTCGGTCTCCAACAGACAGAGAAACGCCGTCTATTGTCTGAGTTCCACTTCTTGTTATATTTGCTGTTGTTGCAGCACGAACAGATTCCTTGATGTCTAGACCAGTTGTGTTAGCATCTACATAAGCTTTTGTTACTGCATGATTGTTGTCTACTACTGCACCATTGATTGTTACCGTACCGCCTACAACTGCGTTTGGAACAGTTAGTAGACCAGAAGAAGCTACGCTTCCAATTTCTGTACCATTAACTCTCCACGACTGTAACTTTGCAGACTGAGATGTTACACCATCAATTAGTAGTGGTATGGTGCTAGCATTAGTTGGGGAGAACGTTGTGCTACCAGCAATTGACTGGGTACCAGAAAGCTTTGCGTATACTGCGGCATTAAAGCTATCGTCAAGAACATAGGCTAGTTCATTCCATACGGAAGATCCATCACCAATCTTAAACTTCCCAGTATCTGTTTCTAGACCAAACTCTCCAGATGAAAGAACTACGGTTGAAGCTACTTGGCTCCATTCTGAGGCAGTTCCTCGCCTCTGTTGCATTTTAATTAGCATGTTTTATCTCCTATACAATAATAGCATAGTGTTTAAAGCTAATTAATTAGCCTTGTAGGTTTACCCACTCAGTTCCGTTATACCGCTTTATGTTAGTGATGGATACCCACTCTGATCCATTCCACTTTTTAATATTTGTAACGTATGAGCTTTCTGATGTCGAGAAATATCTCTGACCACTTGGCTTTACTGTAATTGAAAACTCTTGAGCTACTTGGCCACCTGAATCATTTGTAGCGATGATGGTTACATTGTATATTCCTGGAGTAGTTGGTGTTCCAGATATTGCCCCAGTATCTACATGTAGACTTATTCCATCTGGTAGAGTTCCAGACTCTACGGTATATTCTATTCCAGTTCCATCTGCAGATACCGAATCAGAGTATACTGTTCCGACTCTCATGTCTGTTTCAATAACATTATCAATCCACTTTGATGTTTCTGGAACAACAGTTCTTGTATATGCTTGAGATATAAATCCACCAGCATTTGTAGCACGCAATGTAAAGTCATAGGTAGCCACTGTAGTTGGTGTTCCAGTGATAGCACCAGTTGATGTATTTAGAGAAATTCCATCTGGTAGCGATCCTGCAGATACTGAGTATGATACCGTACCACCAGTTGCAGCGACTGCATCTGAGTATGCCGAATTTACTCTAAACGTGGATTCTAGAGTCGTGTCTGTCCATACTGGTGGGTTAATTATTGTTGTTACAGAAGCTGTTCCAGACCATGGTGATCCTGGGTTACCACCAAAGTTTCCATAGATCTCATTCTTAGTAAGTATACGAACATAATAGATAGTACCAGCAGATAGGCCAGTTGGTGTATATGTAGCAGAGGATGCATTGAATGACTGAACGCCAGATGAGAAGTTACTTGTTGTAGAAATCTGAACAAGGTATCCAGCAATGCTTCCACCACCTGCATCGCCAGATGGAGTCCATGAAACTCTAAAAGATGAACTAGTTACTAGATCAAACGATAATCCATATGGTGCAGCTGGAACCTGAATATATTGATACTGTCCAGCATATGATCGACTATAGAAATAGTATGGTCCATCACTTGGTGCTACCACGGTATCTCCGCCAGGAGCTAGCCCAAACCATACTGGAGCAGAGCCTACTGGATCATGTCCTATTCCAGTAGACCCTCCAGAGTTTCCAAACTTTGCATCAATGCCAACCATTCCAGTGCTGGCATTTCCAGAGTAGCCTCTACCAACAGTAAACGCACCAGTATAGGCATTACCAATACGCATTTGAACATCTCTTGCTGCACCATTACCAGTGAGATACATTGATACACCAGTTATCCATAGTGGTGTAGTGCCATTATGTGCTGTTCTAGCTGTTGGAAGATAGAGCGTTCCGTTTACTTCGTTCCATGCATAGTTTGCTGTATATGATGGAGAACCATTGCCATTTATGTTTGCAACAATAGCCATTGCATCACCAGAACCAGAGGTCGTTTACCTGTGGGTTTGTTGGTGCGGTTAGCTGAACGTAGATTCCATATCCATCGCTCAACCATTCATCTGTCGAAATCTTTGTTAGCTGTACTCTTGAGTACTTTGCCTTTGTTCTAATTAAGTTTGGCGTTGTGATAGATACCGCTGGCTCCTGCACAATGGTAACTCCAGTTGCAGGGGTAATGCGAACAATTCCATCTCCATACTGCATGAATGTAATTGTAGTTCCAACTGGAATATAAACATCTGAATTCTTTGGGATTGTAACAGTTACATTGTTTACAGTATCGTTACTTGTAAACTTAATCATGTCACCGACATCTGTTGCAGAAATCGTATAAGTGTTTGCCGAAACAGTGTTTACATCGACAAATGCAGGACCGATAGACTCGATACGCTTGAAATTAGTAATTGACATGTTATCCTTAACCCAAGTTAATTATAGCATAACTAAATTAGGCAAGATCTACCCAGGATGACCCATCCCACTTCTTTGCGGTCTGTAGATCAATCCAGGATGTGCCACTCCACCTTTGTGCTTTTGGAGGATTTATAAATGTTGTACCGTTCCATCTCTTACCACCAACTGGCATATACGTACCAGTAGGTGTCTGAGTAAATGTGCTGCTGCCAGATGCATTTGTAGAGAACACTCTGAATAAATATGTTGACGATGCAGAGAGTCCAGCATATGTATATGACTGACTTGTCATTGTTTGAGCAGTTCTCCAGGATGCACCGTCGTCAGATGAGTATTGAACCTTATAGGCTGTAATAGCTGTTCCACCATTAGCAGTTGAGTTACCTGCCGTTACAGTTATATCTCTCTTTGTTCTAGTAGCAGTAATGGATGATGGTGCACTTGGTATTCCGTAGTATGGACCATATACGCTGGAGTATTTTGTACCGTCGGCATTTGTAGCGTACAGTCTAAAATAGTACTGAGTTGATGATGATAGATATACTCTATTATTTGCATCTAGTGTATAGTTTGTCCAGTTTGAGTTATCGGTGGAATACTGCAGGGTATATGTTGGTGTGGGGCCATTGTTATTTACTCCACCAGTATAAGTATTTGTAAAGTATGTAAAGTCTGAGCTTCTAGTAATGCCAGTATACGAAGGCGTTGTTGGACTTCTGTCATAGTCAATGGCACCGTATGTTGTACCGCTTGCACCAATACCTCCAGCAGGTGGAGAAAATCCACCACCACCATAGAATGTTCCAGATGTTCCAACGGCTCCACGAACACCAGCTGCATCATGTGTAAATGTATATGAATATGTTCCAGATGTCCAACTCTCTGTGCCAGCACCATCTGTATTTAGAGCAGATGGACCACCTGCGTTAGCAACTAAATTACCGCCAACATAAAGGACAAAAGATGTGTTATATCCAGAGTAACCCTGGTTTGTAGCCGTTAGAGTTAGGCTTACATATACTGTAGATTGGTTTCCTGCAGCATTAGTTGACTGAGAAGAGTTTATGGATACGGAATAGGCCATTGGCTATCCACCTACCAAAACCAGAGATCGCCAATATTTGGACTTGTTGGTGCAGTAGCGTTTACTGTGATTCTTACACCAGCTACTGTGTTTTCTAGGTAGTCTGTCCATTGTGCCTCAGTACCAGTGAATCCATTATCTACCGCTGACTGATACGCAGACTTGCCATCTGACCCATCTGTACCATTTACTCCAGAGTCACCCTTCGGAAGTCCGAGGTTTAGAATCTGGTTTGGTGCAGTACCAGTGATTGTAGCTGTAGCAGTTCCTGTTTCAAGTGCTGTTACTGTTCCAACAGTCAATGTATTTGCTGGACCAGTTGGTCCTACTGGACCGAAAGCTGCACTAACAACCTGCCAACCCTTACCATTCCATCTCCAGGTTCTACCTGATGCCGAGTACTCCTGGTTAAGAGTTGGGCTAGTTGGAAAGTTAATGGCCATTATTAAGTCCTAGGATGCGTTAGGATCTATCCACTCTGCATGTGGTGCTAGATCAGCCATAGTTGCCTCATTCTTTGCAATGAGATCCTTGTGTCTATTGATCTGGAACCAATAGTTCTTATTTTCGTCCTGTAGACGAACAATAATTTCTGCAACACCGTTTACTGCAGTTAGTCCATCATTTGGTTGTGATGGTGGTAGTGGAATTGACGAATCCGCCATTAGCTTGCCTCCGTATCAAAAGTTGCGTACATTGCTCCATTGTCAGTTACGATGTAGCCTGCTGGAATCTCTGTGAATGCTGTTTCATCTACTACTGGTTCTGGCTCAGGTTCAACAATGTCTGGAACTTCTTCCCATGTTGCAATTTGATCTAGAGCAGCAATAGAGTCTAGGTTTTTCTGCTGTGACTGCTTAACTAGGTTAGCTTGAACATCGAGGTCTGCATTGACAGATCTTAATCTGATGATTTCTTCAGCTGCATAGTTTGTTGGCTTTAGCATTTTAATCCTTATGTCTTAATAATATAGTTTAGCACAATATAAGGCTGCACAATGTTGTGAGCATCACCGAGCTGTTGTGCCTGCGTTAATGCTGTACCGCCTGTGTATTGGTTGACAGCTGTTTCTGCATTATTTAAAGCGGTATTAGCTACAATTCCAATTCCAGTGTATGCACCATTGTTGTAAGAGTACTCACCAGATGTCCAGTTACCACGACCGTCACCAGCAGAACCAGTGTTGTAGTTGTTACCATAAGCAGTACGCCAGTCATTCCATGTAAGGTGAGCGTGAGTACCAGTACCGTGGTTGTGTGATGGATCGTAAACGCTGTGACCGTGAGACTGCTGTGTGTGGTTGTGTGAATTCTGAATGTGTGTGTGACGAGGCATCTGTGCCTCACTCAAAGAGTGTGTCTTTGATCCAATATATGATGTTGGCGTATTTAGTGGATTAAAGTTTGGATCGGTAGAGTCTTTACCTACTGGAATCTTTCCTTTTAGGTTTGGTACGTTGAATGTTGTACCGCCGTCACCAGCACCGTAAGATGTTCCAATAGCTGCAAATAGTGAAGCATACGTTCCACGAGACACGGCCTGTCCAGCACAAATCAAGAATCCCTCTGGGGCAGTATCTGTAGTCCAAATCATCAAGGCACCAGATGGTACACCTGATGGTGGATTCTGGTTTTCCCACTGAGCATTTGCAACACTATAAGTTAATAGCTGGCCATCAATAAGTGGCTCTGTAATGGTAGCATCCTGAAGGTTATCTAGGTGTGTTACTAGATTGTATCCAGGGGTAATGTCCCAAGCATCTTTAGCTTGACTATACGTATATGCCCCGAATATATCACCATCTGCTGGGTTTGATGGAAAGTTAAGCTCTGCCATGGATTATGCTCCTGGCTTTGGATACTTTGCTTTTACTGCTAGACATGCATCTGTATAGGCAATAAGCTGTGCATCATCACCCTTTACCCAACCATCAAGATATTCTCTGAAGTCTGGGTATTCTGCAGCACGCTTGCGTGCATAGTCCTGAGCATCATATTCATCCTGAAGTCTCTTGGCCTCTTTTTCAAGTGCAGCCTTAGTTGGCTTCTTGATATCTTTACTCATCCATTCAAGACCAGAGTACTCGTCTCCAGTAAGTGTCCACTGTGACCCAGGTGCGATTGCCTGAAGTGCCTCTACGATTCCAAATGTTCTATTCATACTAATATTATACACTACTGTGCAATCTCTTGAATTGTTACCCAGGATGTTGGACGGCCACGAGCTGTATCGTCATAAGAATATGATCTATTTACAAGTGCTGCGTATGCAGTATCCTGTCTAAATATTTCAAACGAGACAGCTACGTTGTTTGTTCCAGTATTTGAAAATAAATACTCGCCAGTATATCCAACAATATTTGCACTCTGTGGCAGGGCACTGCTACCATAGAATGAGTTTGACGATGCACGATAGTCGTCAGTTGAGTAAGTGTTCTGATACGAACCATTAACCTTCAATATAACTCTAGTTGATCCAGCATAGTTACCAATGTTTAGCTGGTATCGAATTAGAAACTTAGAGTTCTCAAACTTTGGTGTGACAGTAGTATCCAAACCGTTATATGCAATAAATTGACCACCAGAAATACTTGTAGCATTTCCAGTATTTGTGTGTACGGTTTGACATATATATCCTGGAGCATAAAGTCTACCAGCTGAATCTAGTCTAGTTGTGCCATTTCCGACGGTATTTTTCCACTCGTCAAATCTCATTATAGATGCCATAATTTTATCCTAGTAATATATTACCATGTAGCCATCGCCGCCGTGAGATTGCTGTACCCCACCAAAACCAATTGAGCTATAGTTTGAAGTTGTACTCGCTGGGTAATCTGAGTCATCAACTGCTGCAGCATATCTTCCAGAACCAGAATATGTGGACCCCATGATCACTGATGCAGCTACGTAGCCACTACCGCCGCCACCACCAGCCATATCTGAGGCACCGTAAGACCCAGAGCCACCACCGTAGTAGCCCCCTCCTCCACCACCGCCATAAACGTTTCCATTTACAGAGCCACCTTGTAAATACGATCCAGCATTACCACTTGAGTTTCCACCGTTGCCTCCAGTTCCACCTGCAGTCTGTGTTCCACCGCCACCAGTATAGCCAACGTTATTTCTTCCGCATTCTCCACGTCGTCCTGTTAGACCTCCACCAGCACCACCGTGATTCTGTCCATAACTTCCAGTCTGACAGCCACCGCCACCACCAGCTCCAGCAATCAGAATGGGTGCTGTTCCACGAAATATACCGCAGTAGCCACCACCACCACCAGCATACTGGTTATCTCCACCACCAGTTGATGATCCGCCACCGAATGGTGCGTTTGTGGCACCTGGATTAGAATATCCACCACGTGGCACACGTATTGTTAAGATTTCTCCTGGTGTGACTGGGACTATTCCTCGTGTATGTCCTCCACCGCCACCAAAACCACCAGTACTCCATCCTGGACCACCACCAGCTCCACCTGCCCCCCAAAGCTTTACGTATATATTTGACACTCCAGCTGGAACAGTCCAGCTTTGATCGGATGCAGAAAAGGTAAATGCAAGTCTTGTTTTATTTTGTGGAACAATATTTATTCCATCAAATGCAAGATTGAACCCATTAGCCATAAGCTCAATGCCCTTAGATGTTGCATTAAAGTAAATTCCACCATTATCTGACAAGTTTTTAATTTGTGAAGTCTTAATTGTGCTCACTGTGCAATCTCCCAAATAATTCCAGTTGAAACCATATTCTCATGATTGTCTCCGCCAGAGGATCCTATTGTACGATTTAAAGAAAATGTAGCTGTTGCGGTATTGCTTGTCTTTACTGCTGGTGAAAATGTAACGGCAGAGGTTGATGTTGTAGTGCCAAAATACTGTAGGTTGTATGTTGCAGGCGTAGAATCTTGGTTCTGATCATAATCTGATGCTGACATTCCAGACCAGTTTGTATTTCCAGCTTCAGAATTATAGGATGTCTCACCAGCTGTTGTAATTAAGGCACCGTTCTTAATTACAAGAAATACTGCATCGTGCTGTATTTCGCCGTTAATAACCCACTGCATAACAAGCTTACTATTGTTAAACTTTGGCGTAATTGTAATTGCAAGTTGAGATATATTTGTAAATGATCCAGATGCCCCTGCTGTCATTGTTACCCTAGAGTCAGATCTTATAGTTTGAACTTGCACAACAGAACCAGGAGAGTATAGTTTTGGAGTAGACAGCATATGCCCAGCAGCAATAGCTACAGTGTTTGCATTAGTCTCTTTACCACTTAGTGTAGTTACTGTTAGATTGCTCAAATTACGCTCCAGGCTGATCCATCTGTTACCGTTACTGTCACACCATCATTGATAGTTATTGGTCCAGCACTCATTCCATTATACCCTGCAGGTAAAATATAGTTTGCAGCAATCGTGTTTGGGTTTATCTTAATTGGTGATGCTATTGTTTGATATGTTAATGCTCCATCTACCCACGCAGTAACGTAATCACCCTCACCAGTCTTAGTAAGAATCGTACCTACAGCACCAGCTGCTGGAACACCAGGGCCAGTGGCACCGTCTGCACCAGGAACTCCCTGAATACCTTGAGGGCCTACCTTGTAACCACTTACGTTTAGCCACTGACCACTATCAGCATCGATATAATAAACATAAAGTTTTCCGTCTGAAGTATCTAGCCAGAAATCTCCATCTGCAGGGTTTCCTGGCTGAACATCTGAGGTGGTGATTTGCTTAGATGGCGTAATTGCCCAAACACCCTTTGTTCCATCATATGTATATTTTTCATATACCTGTCCAGAAACTGGGTTTGCTGGGAAGTTGAGTGCTGCCATCTTCCTATTATACCCTATCTAGTTAAGCTTGTGCTTCAGTCCAAGAGATACGAGCAGCAATGTTAGCTGTACCAGATGCTGATAGGTTTCTAGCTGAAATCATTAGGATATCTGGACCAGTTGGGAATCCAGGGTTTACGTTACCTGCAGAACCGTTACCACTTAGAATTGATGTTCCAAGGTCTCTAACCTTATCAAGAGCAATTGTTGAGGTTGCATAACCAGAAGCTGCAAAGTCTGTATAGAGACCGAAGATCTTATCTCCACCATAGTATGAGCCAGTCGCTGTCGATGGTGTTGAAGCATAAACGTTTGTGGAGTCCCAGTACATAACCTGTGCAAGTGAACCAGAACCAACTGTAACTGCTTGCCATGAGTCTGGGAATACCAAACCAGTTCCAGAAAGGGTAGCTGGATTTAGAATTCCTTCCACAAGGAATGAACCAGATGATGAAAGACCTAGACCATTTAGTGCTAGCTGCATTCTATTGATGATTTCACGAATACCAAAGTTTCTACCAATACCAGAATCTACCGATGGTGCAATTCTAATTGCTAGAAGTGGAACAGTAGCACCAGCAGGTACAGACATATATCTGTTCATACCAGTAGTGAAGAGGAATGCCTTGTCTTCATCATATCTACCGTCCATGATTACCGAAACACCCCAGTGGCTAATTACTGGTGCACAAGTATTCTTGATACACTGAACAGATACCTGAGCAGAGCCAGTCGCAAGACCACCTAGTGACGAATCTGGAGTAAACGTAACAGATGATGCTGTTCCAGCATATGTGTAAGCAGTATCGGAGAACGCACCAGTTGGATTAATTCCAGCAATAGAGAATGTACTTCTTCTTGTCAAACCAGTTATTGGATAGCCTCTAACTGTAGCGTCATATGAACCAATATTTGTATAAGCAATTAGCTCACAATTAACTGAGTCTTGTACAACAATGTATCCAGAGGTTGGCCAGCCAGTTACGTCCTCTACGTATAGCGTAGTATCTGTAGACCCGAGAGCAGAACCTCTAGAAGCTGTTGCACCTGCAACCATTCTACTGTAATAGCTTGAGTTAACTGCCTCAAATCGTGCTGGAAGGTTTCCAGAACGCATATATGCTGCGTTATTTACGTTATTGTTAACAACCTTGTGGCAGTACATGATTTCACCATCAGTACTGCGGAATCCAAATCTAACAGAGCCAGCACCATACCAGGTGTAGTCAATATATGCCATCTGCATCTTAGCTATGTCAATGTTATAACCAGACTTACCAGTTCCATCCATCTTGTCAATGTTCCACTCTGATTGTGGAATTCTTCTGGTTTGTGTCTTGATGTATTTAACATTAGATCTGGTATCTCCAAGATACCCTGGAGCAATTCTTAGCTGTGTATCAGAGAGAACTTGAAGAACCTGGTAAGACTGACCCTTAATTACGATAAAGTCTCCAGCAACAATCTGCTCTCTAAATCTAGTGTCAGTTCCAGTAACAAGGCTGCTGTCTTTAACAACAGATAATCTACCGAACAACTCTTTAATTGAGTTTCTTACACAAGCCCATAGTTCATTACCGTCATACTCAAAGAAGAATCCATTTTGAGTGTCAAACATTCCAGATCTAACCATGGCACCCTGCCACTTAGTAGCGTTAATAATTGCATTAACACCACCTGGCTGTAAGTCAGAAGGAACCGAAAGAGTGCTATATGTGAAAGACTTTGTACCAGTTACAGATGTTACTGTTGTCTCAATGTTATAGATTGCACTATCTGCTGCACCATTACCAGACACTAACCCCTCTACACGAATAGAAGCACCGACCTGTAGGTTGTGGTCTTGTAGGGTAGATACAGAGACTGTAGTTCCAGATGCAGCAATTGTTGTAATATCAAATGCTGGTGTAAACTTAGCACCACTAGAGAACTGAACACCCTTACCAGACTGGTAACGGAAGTAACGACGAGTCTGACGAATTTGCTGAGATCCAGTATAGTTACCACCAGTTGTAATAAGAACACCGCCATCTGTTGATCGGTGGAGTTGGTAGCCTTCTGGTCGTGTGTAGAGCAGGCAGCTAGCAAAGTTGGTACCAGCAGAAAGAGTTCCCGTTGGTGCAGATGTGACAACGAACTCAAATGTATTTGGCGTAGCTACACGAGAAATTACCCAGTTACCATTTGGAGCATTTGTAGTTGCAGATACTCCACGAATTTGAATTGGTGTTCCTGGGAATAGACCGTGTGGGTTTTGCGTTGTTACAGAAATTGTTGTGCCACTATATGTCATAGCAAATGCAGATGGGTCCAAGAAAATTCTTGCACCATTATAAATACCGCCACCATAAACAGTAGTATAGCCAGTGTCTTGGATTGAACCACTTACGATACCCTTTGCAGTGTATGTAAACGAAGAAGATGTTGGCACAGAGTCAATAATGAATGTTCCATCAGCAAGCTGGTTTAGGCTATCCTGGGTTACAATTACATCTCCGACAACAAGACCATGTGCTGCTGCTGCTGTAACAGTAATTGATGACTTTGGGCTGGTTCCATTTCCCGTAACAGAGACTAAGTCAAGTGCTGGGAATGCTGTACCTTTTGGGAAGAATGATGGGTAGTTCTGAACGAGTGAGAGGCCTTCCCACTTAGATGGCTGAGTGGAATACTCGAAGTCTGTATCAATAAGTGACTGTGGCGTAGAAGTTCTAATCTTGTCTACTGGATCTCTGAAGACATCGATTGGTGCAATCTTATTACTTGCTGGATATGAACCTGTACCCATTAGGAAATCTCAACTCCACTGATATGATATCTTACGCCTGTAGCGTTTGCATACCCCTTAATTTTCTTTGGGGTAGAATTAGCGTCAAGAACTTGCTTGATATCTACCGTCAAAGTTCCGTAAGGATCTAACTGCGTATTAGCAAATAGCTCTATTCCGTCCAGAAGAATGTTAAAGGTTACGCTACCACTTGTACTGTTTGTAACAACAATGTTTGTAACAATAGAAGTTGTGCCTGTAGTAGGAACGGTATAGAGATCGGCAAGTGACGTGCCAAAAGATCCTCGTGCCAATGCTTTAGTAATTGTAGCCATTAAAATGTTCTCCAATACAAATTATAACACAAAGGCTTAGTATGCACCCATGATACTCATGAATAGGTCGTGCTGCAGCTGTGGTATATCTTGTGGGTCTTGCCATGAGGTATCAAAGTTGCTTAGGCTATCCTTCATTAGGATTTGTCCTGCTGTACCACCAGCATCTACACCCTCCCCCTTTTCACCAGTAGAACCAATAATCTGTACCCACTGAGATGAGTCTACATCTTCATAGTATGCATAGGTTGTTCCGCTTGCGGTATCAAACCACATGTCGCCCTTGACTGGAACAGTTGGGGCTACATCCGAAAGAGCAATTTGGAAAGTACTCTTTGGTGCAATTTCCCAGGTATTCTTTGTTGAGTTAAAAATGTACTTATCGTATACTTGACCATTTGTTGGACTTGATGGAAAGTTAAGAGCCATAATACTATCCTACCAGCTGTCCAGAAAAAGTAGTTAGGTATTCTGATGCACCGTAAACATCTCCACCACCGCTGTGACTATAAACAATTGTTATGTAGTCATTTGCTGCAAGGCTTAAATAGATTGAACCACGAGGACCTGGGGAGTCGCCTCCAAGATCACTATATACAAATCTATCAAACATTGAACCATTCTTGTACCAGTATAGATTAAGTGCACCACCAGAACGTTTCTGAACTGCACAGTCAAACCTATATACACCAGTGACTGGTGCTGTAAACCTACCAGTTGAAGTATTGTAGTGTCCACCAATATTAGTGTGGGTTGCATCAAAGATTATCGTTACGTTTGAGGCGTTTCCATATGTTCCAGCTCTACGCATTGCAGAAAATGCTGGCTGAGATGTGATATTTACTAATCCAGAATTGAATGTTTGATTTCCAGTAAAGACATTTCCACCAGAAAGATTTGCCTTTCCAGTAATTAGCGTTGCTACAGATGTTGGGTCATTTTGATTCTTCCATGCCCCGATCAGCGAGCTGTAAACG